CGCCAGTAAGTTGAATGCCCGCTGTGTTGGTAAAACAAGCGTTGTGACCAATCGCTAAATTGGCGTTTGCGGTATTGTTGTATAAAGAAGCGTAACCAACCGCAGTGTTGTAGCTTCCTGTTGTATTTGAATACAGGGCCGCAACCCCAAGGGCATGATTAAACGCACCTGTAGTGGTTAGACGGGCCGCGTCATTACCTGCGGCAAGGCTATTATTTGCTGTGGTTGCATCTGCTAGTGCGCCTCTGCCCAGCGCCGTCATATAACTGCCTGTTGTCAGATCGGTTAGCGCCGTCGCACCTAATGCCGTGGAATATGACGCCGTGGTGCTGTTATCCATCGCGGCATGGCCCATAGCCGTATTTTGCGTGCCTGTTGTATTACTATTTAGCGTGTTATAGCCAAAGGCGTTGTTGTCGCCTCCAGTAGTGTTATTGCCCAGCGAGTCACGGCCTAGCGCATTATTATCTGCCCCTGTAGTGTTTACTGCTAAAGAAGCGTATCCGACTGCAACATTTGAGTTTGCAGTTGTATTACTTCGTAGTGCTCCATATCCAACGGCAACCATGCGGATGCCTGTTGTATTGTCTTCAAGAGCAAAACCCCCAACGGCAACACTATTTGCCCCGCTAGTGTTTGTCGTGAGGGCGGCATGTCCTATTGCAGTATTGTAGTTACCGGTCAGAGAGGCGTCGAGAGCAGTGTCTCCTAAAGCTACGTTGCCTGTTCCAGTAGGATAATTACCATCCAGCTTAATAGTGCCGATTACGTCTAGGGTTGCCGATGGATCAGGATTACCGATTCCAGTTAAGCCATTATTAGACCCATCTGACTTCATTGCTACATTAAAGGTGCTGGTGTTGCTATAGAACTTTAATACGTCGGCATCTTCGCCGATCCAAGCTCTTTGTCCTGCTGTTGTATCTGCGTCCCTAAAAGTTATGTAACTTCCAGTTGTTCCAGAGGTTTCAAACTGCGCTACATTTTGCGCCGTACCCTGAATAGTAAGAATATCGGCTACGACAGTACCCGTGACATCAATGCCTGTGGAGGTTGTGGCAAGTTTGGTTGATCCTGAATAATTTAAATCAATACGCCCCGCAGGAAACGCCTGAAGCATAGTTACAGGCGAACCGTTATTGTAATTTTGCAGAGATATTTTGTTTCCGTTTGTGCGTAGTAGTAGATTGCCATTACCCAACTCATCAATGTAACTAGCACTACCATCATGGTAAATCTGTAGGTCAGAGCTAGCACCAAAGATAGCTTTTCCGTTATCAGGAAGCTCTATGTCGTTAGCAAATGTTACTGCTTCGTCACTGGCAATCGTAATCGCAGTACTTGTGGCGTTATCGTCTATGCCTGTAGAGGTAAACGATGTTGCAGTGTTGCCGTTGAAGTCAAGGTTTCCGCCTAGCTGTGGGCTGGTATCTTCTACAATATTTTGTAATGCAGAATCCGCTTTAGTGCCTTGCGCGGCAGTAGCATAGTCAGACGCATCAAAAGCCTTAACTTCTGCAAGGTTTGTTACCTCTGAGTCCATCAAAGCGCCAGCGGCGGTTACATTTGTGGCGTCGGTGACGTCAGCAGACGCCTCTATACCGTTTAATTTAGTATGGTCAGCATCCGTAAATACATTACTATCTGAAGCCGCCTCCACAGCTGCCCTGATCTCTGCATCTGTCTGATCGGCAGTTGCGCTTGCCTCTATGCCGTCTAGCTTAGCGCCGTCTGCGGCTACGTCACGCCCGTCAACTGTCCCGCTTAAAGCAATGTTGCCTGTTATGTTGACGCCGCCGGTGCCAGTTATGTCATTGCTGTTAAGGTCTAAATCGCCGCCTAACTGTGGGCTAGTGTCCTCAACTACGTTTTCAAGCTTGTCTTGCTTTAGCTCAACAAAGTTAGTGTCAACTTCTGCATTGGTTAAGGGGCTACCCTTATTAGTAACTCCTGTTGCTGTAGTCTCGCGAGTTTTAATAGCCATAAGAGATAGCCCCTACCAATCAAGATGCAGTTAAAGTGATGACCCAGGTTACGGACATCGTGTCGTCAGCAGCCTTATTGATCGCCGCAAAAACTACTCGACAAAGCATAGTGCCTGAGCTAGAAGCGTTAAAGATACCCGCCTCTGTAACCGCTCCAGTAGCGTCACCAGCCTCAAACGATGACACATAGGTGATCGTATTAGTCGATACGGTTGTGCTGTCTAGCGCCTCCCTGGAGCCTAGCAAAGACCCTACATCAGTATCGCTAGCCGCCGCCGCAGTTGTGCCAGAGCCTAAGCCCATGTGCGACATTACACCCTCGCTTGTGCCTTCCATGCGATCGCAGATAAAGTTAAGCCCAGCAGATACCACTAGGTTTTCTTCGTGCCGCTCCTCTTTGACGTTGCCATCCTTGTCTTTGACAGTGATAAAAACGTCACCTTTTAACTTCAAACTATCTTCCATATTCCACCTCAGAAGGTTCTGGCTACTCCGACATAGTCCTCAAGAAAGTAGCTAATGTCGCAGTAGTCTTGGTTTACGATGGTTCCAGAATCGGTAAAAGCACCGCCATCTGAGGCCACCTTGGTAAATTGTGCGGTTTGGTTCTCAGATACGCCGATTACATCGCTTGTATTCTTGAAAACGCTGGCTATCTGGTCATCCCCTACAGCGGCTCCATTGGAGTCATCCGTAGCATTAATTGTATCAGATAGGCTCTTGCTGATCGCGTAATTCTGCGTATCGGTAAGCCCTGCGCTATTCGCTAAGTGCTTGCTGAAGTCAATGACATTGCTGTCTGTAAACGCAGCACTGTCCGATACATTCTTGCTAAGACCTACAACATGCACATCTGTAGAGCCTAGCGAATCACTAAATCCTCGAGAAAACGCCACTGAATGCGCGTCTGTAATAGGCACATTGTCTGAAAACGCCTTGCTAAAAGCTCTGGTGATCTCATCCGTAAAAGCAGCAGAATCGCCAGGATTCTTGCCAAACTGTGCAGTCTGGTCATCCGTTATGCCAAGCGCATCATCTGTAGGCTTGCCAACCGACTTAGCAGGGGAATCCGTTACGCTAGTTGAGTCAGTGAGCGCCTTTCCTACGCTTTTGCTGTCAGAGTCTCCTATCCCGATAGCGTCAGAGAATGAGCGGATAATCAGGAAATAGCCGGTTGAAATAGAGTTAATGACAACCCGCAATGACGTGACACTGAGAAGCGCTCTAAGGCTTGTTACTGTCCGTTTTATACCGGACATCAGAAGTCCTCGCGGATTACAATATCAACCTTTTCGTAGACTGTTTCGATAGTAGAGTCTGTGAAGGTAAGTTCGAGCTCGCCCTCATAAGTGCCCGGGGTGATTGTCGCTAGCTGACCGCCATCGAGGGAAAAGTATAAATTCCCATTTTCTAAGTTATCGCCAATGTCAGCCGCGGTTAACGTAAACAGAATGGTTTCTGTCCCGGTCTTGCGTACTTTTAGCCTGGCGGTTCCACCACTTACGTCCACAGCAGCGCCCGTGCCATCACGGGTTACCTTAACGTAGACTTGCGGCCCAGTATCACCTTGTACTAGATATATTGTGGTCACCAGGTAATGGCCTCCAGTTCCTCTTGCGTAGTGGCAGATTGAATCTCTGCCCTTAATATTCTACCACGCTCATGGCATGTATTTACATGATTTGCAAGTGCTCGCCCAATCTGCTTCACCTCAGTCGCATTAAAGGTCTGCGTTGAATTATCTGCCAAAGTCCAGATCATATTCAGCCCGTCATCAATAATTGCGGCTTGCACCGCTGACTGTATCCGCATTTGGCTGACGCTATTACAGTCAAAGGAGTGATCATTCCAGACGAATGTGCTGAACTCCTCCGTTTCTCTATCTTGCTTTATTCTTTCCCACGCCTGATTTTTTGCTGTATCAAGATTTAATGTCCAGCTTGCAGAAGAGTAGTCAAACCAATGTGCTTCAGATGGCTTGTCTCCCTTCGGCCTTATCTCCCCATCAGCGACATAAAAGTCATCTGGGTTGCCGTTAAGCTCAGACTGTATATAAGTTCTAGTGCCTACTACGTTTGTAGTTGCATTCTTTTGAACTGAAGTGATGCGGCCTGTAGAGTCATAAAATACAGCAAAGAATTTCATTTCTTGCTTCCCTGTAAAACTATTCCAGCTTCCTCTCGTCTCCAGTAACCCGTTGTGCTTGTACCGCTAAAAGTGGCGTAAGCCTCAATAACATACTCTTCTGTCTGCGCTGTAGGCGTAGGAAATTCCGCAAAAGAAACATACTGCACAGCGCGACCAGGTCTATCAATTGCTTGCCATACTTGACCTCTGGGAGAGTTTTTATTGCCGCTCGAATCAACTCGATTTAGACGCATAAAAATGAGTTCCTGCATACCATCTAAATGACGACTGCCTAGCACCCCGCCAAATCTTTGCCTGCCGTACATTAATACAGACCCAATATCGGCATAGCCTGATCCCCAATCTACCGTCATGCTTACACATTCAGTCCATGCGCTTGAATCTGCCCCAATTTTTATTTCAGTAGATGGAGCAGCAAAGTCCTCTGCGTCTGGGACGGTAATTGCGTTGTCGTTTATCTGCAATGTATCAACGGACAGATCCGCTATGTAGGTGCTCGCACTTCTTGCTGTGATTTTGCTTGGCGACCTACCAAGGTAAACATTCCAGATATTGACATAATCAGAGGTGTCAGTGCCCGCACCGCCTCTAATTCGCACCCTACACGTTCTAATGTCGGTATCATTAGGGACTGAGATAACGGCCTGACTTAATTTCCGCGCCCCTGCTGATGGAGCATCATCCCACAGCGCACTGTCATAATCTAAGCTAACTTGAGTGCCACTAATGTAGTCATTTGATTCATCAAAAAACTGCACTTGTATAGACCACTCCCTGTCACCACCGGAAGGAGTAAAGTTAATGACAGCTAAATATAGAGTTTCGCCATACTCAACAGGAAAGCCCTTTGTTGTCCTGATAGTGTGGTCATCCTTTAACTGAAATACACCTTCCGTCCCCCAATACGAAGTATTGTTGTTGGCCCCACCGTTAGAACTGTCTGCTGTTTCCCAGCCGTCTATAATTTCAGCGTTTGCTGTATTAGTAAGGTAGACCGCCGCTGTTTTACCAAGATCCCTGAACGCGCCATTGCGGATAATGCTGCCGCCTTCTTGGGCTATCCCTGCCCCACCAGCATCCAATATTACGTCTCCAGCGCTGTCTAGCACTCGAAGTCCAGATGAAACCAATGGGCGACTTTGGCTCGCGTCAAAATACATATAATTGCTAGATGTGCCTATATAGAACTTTGCGTTCTGGCCCCCAGCACCATTTGATTCATTTCCTATCCAGAACCCGTTGCCAGAAGTGCTAGGCGCAGTCTTGCCCTGCCGAATATGCATACCATCTTCATTCGCAAGATTAAAGTATCCAGCAGTTATTTGATTCGCAACGAGTTCGCCAATACTCGCAAAGCTCATGTAAACACCCGGATCGAATGTCCTCGAGGTGCCATCGGGCAGCGTTACGCTTGTTGCCGTTGTATAAACCACAAACGGGATAAATGCCGTGCTACCGCCGACCTGCGGCGTACCAATGGCGAACTTATTGGCGTTGACAATAAATTGCGATGTAAAGGTGTTAGAGTCAGTAGGATCATAATCACCAATCAATCCAAATCCATGCGCTTCTATTTGATTGGCATCATCTGGATTGGCAATCATTGCCACGGAATACTGATTGTCAACAATATCGCCGCTAAGATAATCGACCTCAACAATTCCTTCTGCAAAATCTCCTGATGCAAGCTGCAAAGTCGTAGCGGGATTGTCAGATGCGGCTACCCATCCCGCCGTATCAGAGGAAACGCTTTTGTTGCCACTGGTGTCTACTGCTCTAACCCAATACCAATAATTAGCAACTCCCCCGGGTCTACTATCGGTATAGCTGGTTCCCGCAGATCGTCCAATGCTCAATGCGTTTGCTTCTGTGGAATTACTTGCTCTTTTTATCTCCACATAGGCCAAGTCTTTGTCGGTAGGGTTAGTCCAGAAGATATCTACTTTTCTTAGTCCGCCCTGAGCCGTAACTGAACTGGGATTGCCTGGCGCTACTGTATCGCCAACAGCGGTGAAATCCACACTAACTTCGCCCGATCGAACGCCCAGGCTGTTTACCGCCTTGATCTTTGCCGTGTAATCTAATCCAGATGTTAGTCCATTAACCCTAACCGATGAATTGCTTGTCTCTTCGTAAAAGTTCTGGTTCGTGAACCCGGTGTCATTGCCTACAACGATAACCTCGTAATAAGAAACAAAGGCATCGTCAGAGGCCGTCCATGCGAGGTCAACAAATGAGTTGATACTTCCGTCTGGCAAAACCTCTGCCCCAGGGGTTGCCCCGAAAACTGTAGGGGCATCTACATCAAATGGATCGGGCAGGTCAGTATCGTCATATGTCTGTTCTTCAGACGCAGGATCATAAGCATAAATTGTGGAGTCGTATTCCACGCACTGCAAATCAACGGTGCCATCATATTTTAATGTAACCGACTCAACTTGAAATGGCTTTGCTGACCAGCCCGGAGTGGAGTGAGTGATAGAAACCACATCCCCAACCCTTAAATTCATTGCCTCAGAAGTTGCGCTAACTCCGACTCTTAGTGCATTGCGAGAGCGCAAGCAAAATATACGAGCGAAGTCCCTTGCAGCATACCAACTAGTAATGGTTTCTAAGTCAATTTCATCTACTAATACTTCATCGTCGTCAGCAAGGAACGCCGTTTCTTCTGATGAGCCTGGATCAGGCCATATCGCCTGGTCTGGCTGCCACTTTGTTTCTGGATTAGGGAACTTGCAAATAATGCGATTGAACTTATCTTCTTTCTTTTCTGACTGTATTGATATGCCGTCGAGAATCTCATTCTCTGTTAAGGTCATTACTGATGCGGATGACTGATCTATATAAAGGGAATACTTGCCATCCTGATATGGAAGAAACCCTTTACACCCAAGTAGCATTTTCTCCATGTTCTGGAAAACAGCATCATCAGTATCAATGACGGCATTACACTTGAATAACTGAACCCCAGACGATCCTCCGGAATATTCTGTTACCGTGAATGCCTCAATATCATCCGCGGCATCGCCAAATGCCGTGTCGTCTATCTGTGATGCTGAAAGCCCCTTGCCGTATCGAGCGTTAGTTAAGTAATCTCTAATACAGAGCGCTGCATTGTCCGACCAGCCTGTAGACGATGCTCTAGGGTCGTATACCAATTTACCTTTTACTATCGCAGTAATGTCAGGTATTCCAGAGAACGCATCCTCATCCCACTTTAGTCTTAATGCGATATATGCAATCCCAGATAGCTTATGATCTGTGCTCCATTTTCCAGTTGCAGATAATAAAGTACTTGCTGCTTGAGTATCTGAACCAGTAAACGTCTGAACGCTATAAAGACCGTAAAATCTAGAATCCGTGATCGGCTTGTCATCGATCTCAATATCTGTAATTGAGTGAACCTCTCCTTCGCATAAAACCAGTGCAATGTAGAGATATTCGTTTTTCTCTCCACCTTCGGCGTGTACGAATACCCTAGTCCCGCCTACGCGCCTAGTGCCGTAGATAACCGGAATGGCTTCAATGTTAGACTCTTTATTTACTAGAACCCCAGCCATTGCCTCTGCGGCTTTCTTGGCTTGCTTTTGAGCATCTCTAGCCGCTTTGTAAGATAAGCCTCCTACAACAACAGCAATTGCCGCTAATACAATTCCAAATACCATTAGCCCTTCCTGCCCCAGCGCAAATCCTTGGTAACGACGTGCGCGTACTCTAATCCAACATCAGCAGAAAAAAACGACTGCTGACTTTTAAGATTAGTGCGCCTACATCGGACTTTATCGAAATCAACCCAGTGACTTGCAGCTGATATTGCAATTTCGCTATTTTCATTTGAGTCGGAAATATTGAAGCTTGTAATTCTGCCATCGAAGAAGGTAAAGGCATCAGATACCGCGCCCCCTGATGTCATTAAAGCCCGGTATATCAATAATCTCTCATTGATGTAATTGTTATTTAGAAACGCAGCAATGTAAGTGCGGTCAGCGCCCACCAAAGTAATATTCATCTCATTAACTTTGAGCGCTCCAGTTTCAGTAACATCGCCTATATCTATTACATCCGCACTATTTTCATAAGATAGCGAGCCGTAACTTATCGTTGACCCATAATCAGTAAGCCGAAGCTCAGTCGATAGCTGAATCCTGATTAGTGTTGCCAGGCGAAACTGATTGTCATTAAGGGCATTAGTCCATGTGGAGGATAAGCCACGGCTCATGTGATCTCCTCAATTAGATCAACCTCGAACTCATAAAGGCCATCTACCCCTACGGAGAACTCCTGCACGTTACCGTCAAATCGGCATGTGACTGTTTCAAATGACTCTTGATCGGGATCGGGAAGATCGATCGTAAACGCAGTAAACGGCCCTTGTTTGGTATTGATAAAGTCATGAATAGGATCAAATTCTGCTCGCGTCATAGGAGGGAAGTTAAGGCTAAATTCTCTTCGCGTAGAGCCAAGCGACCTAACCTGCCTGCGACCATTAATGCTCTCACTCGTTAAGTGATAATGGCGTATACGCGTATCTACACTGGTGAACCCAGGGGTACTAGGAAAGTCTGCCATTACGTTAACGACCTCCTGCCGCGATTATTGATAGCTTTATTGACCATATTTACTATCGTTGCTCTACGCTGTATCAAGAGCTCATCAAAGCCTTTTGTATCATTTGCTTGAATATTAAAGTTCACTGTGACGGGCTGGCTATCTTGACCACGCCTCATATCAGTAATCTTTTCGTTGGGGTGAACAATAGCCATGCGACCACCGCGACCATCTAAACCGCCAGCGCGAGGGCCATTTGGAATGATGCCTCCCCCCTCAAACCCAGCAATTGTCTGACCAGCGATAATTGCCACTGATGCTACTTGTTGCGCCCTTAACAACATCTCCATCGGAATACCAAAGATTCCTAGCTGACCTTTAGTCATAGCAATGGCAACTTCGTACTGAACGATGGTTTGAGCAATAGCCAAAGCTTGCTGCAAGGCAAACAACGCTTTATATGCTGTGCTCTGCTTATCCATGCTCTGCATAAGCGATTGTGTTATTTGCATTTGATTGGAAATGAGCATCTGATTCATATTCAGAGTCGCCATTTGCGCCTGCTTCTTTTTTTCTTCTGCAGCCACAATGGCATCTAGTTCTGCGTTCGCATTCGCAATCAAATTATCTGATAGCGATTGTCTTCTACTCATTTCTATATCAAATCTTGTTACTTTCTGTTCAAATATTTCCTGCTCGCGCTCTTCTTTTTCTACTAGAGCGTCAATCTCAGCAGAATTTATGTTGTGCAACTGCTTCAGTCTCGCCTGACGCAGATCCATTTCTGCTTTTTCACGCTTTTCACGGCTGATAATAAACTCTAGTAGAGATGCAGTCGCGTCCTCTGCATTTTTTACTAGATCTTGATAAGGGTTTGCCCCCTGCAGCAGCGCTTTAAGTGCTTCTGCTTCTTCTTCATGAGTCCTTTTTAATATTTCCACCTTGCCAGCAAGTATTGTGGTTTGTGTTACTTGATCATTAAGGTCGGCAGTAAGACTTTGAACTGTCTCACCTTGCAATCGAAAGGCTTGACTACCAGTCAGCACACCAGTTTCTAAAGCTCTTATATCGCGCTGCAATGCAAGCGCAGCGTCTTGCGATTCTTGTAGGCGTAATTTATAGGTCTGGTATTCAGTTGCAGCCTGATTGACTCTTCCTCGCTGGATTTCCGTTAGAAATGCTCTTGAGACATCTGTAAGAATCCCAACCTCTCTAGCCGCTTGGATCGCTCGATCACCAAACGTCTTGAGTTCATCGCTAGCTGCCTTCGTGTCTCGCATGAAGACTACGCCGATTGCGGCTGCAACTGCCGCAAACGCACCAATCATTGCGCCCTTGGGGCCAAAGAGAGAGGCAATCTGGGAACCCTGCTGACCGAAAACGATCATCGCATTGGTTCCCATGCTTAACTGAACTGCAATATCTTGAATCTGATGGCCTAGCTGTCCTGCTCCTCCGCGGAGCATTCTAAATTGACCATTCAGTTGTTTGGCGGCTTTTTGTGTGTTTCTGGCGCTACGCTGAATACTATTAAATGCTACTTGAGTATTATCTACGGCGGTAAGGTTGCCGACTACGACTTCTTGTGTCACTGCCATCCGAGGCTTCCTTTATCTTCCGATTCTTTATCTGCAAATAAGCAAACCAATGATTAAACTCATCTACCGTCATGCCCAGGATAGTTGCTAGGGGTTGACCAAGGTGCTCTGCAAGTTGATACATAAAATACAGTTCAGTGGGCTCACCTTGATCATTTATGAGTTTTTTTCGCGTTCCTCTTCGGTTTTAGCATCAACCTCTAGTACAAAGTTAGCAATCCTAGACAACACCTCTGGATCAACACTGGTTTTCAATACATGCTTGTCGCCTACATCAAAAACCACATCGCCGTTCTCATCCGTTACGCCAAAAATAACAGCGTAGAGCAGATACTCATCCGTTTCCCCCTTCGCTCGCTTCAGCCACTTGTGCTTATCCTCGAGAGAAAGGTTCTTCGCATACAGAGTGGTTTCCCACTCAGGAACTTCCATCCGTCTCACTTCTCTCGCATTGAAGTGAGAAACGGCGACTTCAATTAATTTACTCATACTGAGTCTTCTGTCAGAGCGCCATTTCCGGTAGCACTAAATGAAATCTCAACGAGTCCATCGAAGGACAAAGACTTGCTCACCGAAGTGATAATCACATTACCGTACCAGTATGTGTTTCCAGATGTGTTTCCTTCTGGATACAGCTTCAACGTGACGCCAGCGCCTTCGACCAGCAGATCCTGACCAGTGGTATCGCCATCACTCCAAAAACAGTTCACAGATGCAGTCCATGACTTCTGCGTGGCTTTGTTGCTCATCCAAGTGTCACCCATCACAGTGTCGTTAACGACCTCAGATGTAGTCTCAAGAGACCAATCTCTTACCTCCGCAACAGCATTGCTTTGGCTGTCAACGTAAACAGCCCCGTCCTTACCAATTGATGTAGCCATCTAAATATCCTCTAAACGCAAAAAATTAGCCCTCTGGGCTTCCTTCGGTTGCGGCATAGATAACCTCAACCTCCATTGTTCCCTGACCCAGAGGCTGCTCCGCATCTCCTCCAAAATCAGCCTCAAAAGACACAACCTTGGTATCAAATGCCAAGCCATTCTGTGTTAAATCTGAATACAGAGCGGCCTCAATTTCAGCCGCAATAGTATCAAGAACCTCATCAAACGTAGAAGTCATTTTGACGTATATCTCAATGACTGCCGTTATCGTCTTCCTTAAAGTTCTAGGTGGACGCATTGTCTCATATTCGGTTGTTTCCGCTTTGGTATAAATCGCCAGCCCAGGGAGCTTGTCAGACGCGAGCGGATAGACACGGGTGTCATACACATTCGCTCCCGTGGTAGTCAGGCCAGTAAGATTGGTGACAATCCTCTGTCTAATCTGAGTCCTTAAATGGCTCACTGTTTCTCCAACTGCAATTCACTGATCCCGGTGCCATCTGGCATCGACACCCTGACAACATAATTAGTCGTAACATTATCGACGGGAAAAGAAATAACGTCTCCCTCAACAACATTTTTTACATCAGCAGTGACACACGTTAACCGCGGCTGCAATACAGAGAAAGCCACGCTCCCGCCAACCTCTTCCAGAGAATGCTCGTTGTCAAAAATGCCTTTAAATGTGGCTCGACCCCCAGACAGGGGAATATAAGAAACGTCGATACCGAAGTCCCTGATCATCAACCTTCTGTCTGCAAGAGTCTCTACCGTCATTCTTCTGGCGCTTCCTCAGCAGGCTCTTCCACCTTCTTAGGGCGACCTCTGCGCTTTGCAGGCTCCTCTGAAGAGCAGTCTAGACCTACCGATCGGTTCTCGGCCTCTACCTCATCATGCGGCATAACGCGACCAATACCCATCAGTTGTTTAGCAAGATCCTTATCAAGCTCAACAACCTCTCCTGGCTGATGAATCGACCCCTTAATCACACACCCTTTAACCACTTTGTATTTCATTTTGTCTCCTTAATTGAAGCCACTCGCAAATGGGTTCAAGTAAAGAAGGGGGCCGAAGCCCCCGACTTGTTTAGCTGTCGTTGCCGAAGGCAAAGCTGACTGCATGGCGTACCGCCACGTCGATGCTCTGGAGAGCAACAACACGAATGGTGCCAGAGGTGCTAGCAGTGTAGGGGTCAACGACAATGTCGAGTCCACCGAACATGCCGACCAACAGATCAGAGAAGTTACCAAAGTACAGGTTACCAGCCGTTCCTTGATTAGAAACGATACCGCGGTACCCGTTTATGGTGCCGCCTGGCTCAACTACGAACTGAGCAGTGCCAGAAGCCTTCTCAGTGGTCTTGAGAGCGCCGTACATAGCCGCAGGCATAATGTATGCCAAGTTGCCAAGCAAAGCGTTATCTTCGGCTACAGCCGTCTCAAGAGTCACTACTTCTGCGAAGGTTGGGTTAGCAGCAGCGAACGCGGTAACCGTGTTAACACCAGAAGTGTTGAGGATACCAGTTGGCTGACCACTAGAGCCAGATCCTTCCAGACCAGCGAGGTCGATTGCCAGTGCGATAGCTTGCGCTAGATCGTCACGGACAAGAGCCTCAACATCCAAAGAGCTCTGGATGAGCAACTGACGGGTGATGTCAGTGAACGCACCAAGAGTCTTAGGAGACATTGAGACCTGACCTACGGTCATTTCGCTCTCACTAGATACACCGCCTTCACTGGCGATCCACGCTGCTGAAGCTGCGGCAGTCTTCTTCGGGATTTTCACATCGCCAGAGAGTCCACCAAGCATACGAGCACCAGCCTGCATTACAGACGAAGAGTTTCGCAGTACATCGATGAAGTCTCCACCGCGGAAATCGTCGGTGAACAACTCAGCTTCGTCGGCAGAGTTCAAATCACGCTTCCAGTTACGCAGAACTTCTGCGGGGAGCATGATGCCTTGAGCCGCGCGACCATACTGCTCAGAAGCAGCGTCAGAGCAATCAAACTCAAAACTAGCGGCTTCTTGAGCGCGACGATCAGTTGGGTTAGCCAAAGCGTGAATAGCGCGAACCAGAGAGAATCGCTTTACTTCATGCTCAGTCATACCAACGTCTTGAGCCTCGAGAGCGCGCTCGCTTCCGATAACATCAAGCAGTTCACCACGGAACTCTTCGATAGACTTACCATCTGAGATAGCTTTTTGAGCTAAGTCAGAACGGCTGTGACGCGCACCAAGCTCAACAATCTGAGCGGCATTGCGCTGTGCGGATTTCTTGGCATCTGCCTCAACCGCTGCAATATCGACTTCGGACATTTTGTCCTCCTTAAAGTCAGTTTTAATTACGGGTTCTTCAGCAGCCTGATCAGATCGCCCCAAACCCACAGTCACGTCGGCAGGAATCGATACTAAACTAGCTTCTACTGGACGCCACGATTTCGCGACATAGGTGTCACTACTCCGCTTGTCCTTTTCCATCTTTTTGATGGCATATCCAACGCTGATATTGGCACGAATGCCGTCAACAACGTCATCGAATGCCTCTCTGGCAAGTCCATTTCTTCCGAAACGAACAGTCGCACGGAGTCGCCGCGCCGAGTCATCGAGGTCTACCGATTCTATTACACCTATTTGCTTCTCTGGATCATGATCGAGAAGAAGCGGGGCGCGTCCGCTAGCGAGAAACGACAAATCAATCGCCTCTGCTGAGTGTTCTAATACTTCCTTACCAAAGGATCTCTCTACAGGCTCCTCAGAAGAAATGGCAATGCGAGCAGTGCGCTTTTCCTCATCCACGGGAGACATATCAAGCTCCATAGCCCTATGCTCCACTATGACCTCTTCAGCCCTATCCTCTGGCTTACTTGCCTTAGTAAGTGTAGAGAATCGGTGAGCGACCTTAGTGTCTGTCTCTTCCCCGTCACGATAGAGGGCTATGAGCGCTGCTGGATCATCCTCTGAGCCGATAATAGTTACATCGGCCCCTGGGACGTTAATTTCACCATCACGCTCAATACGCTCAATCCTGCCAGTGGCCCTTCCGCCTGATGAGTCCCATGAGACAAAATCGCCAACACTAAGCGCATCAGGCTCTGCTCTTTCTTCGTCCTTCTGCTCTTGTTCTGGGGCTGGCGCACCATTGGCTTCAATGTCATCAACTATTTCATTGATGTCCTTTTCATCTTCGTCCATATGTATATCCTCTTGACGCTCATCCGCAGCGTCCATCGACTTAACAATCTTGTTCGCCCATGATTGGCCTGCATCACCGCCCCACAGCGCCCATGCAATACGACCAGCACTGGGATAACCATCTTCCCCGGGTGAAAAACCGTCTGCCTGCTTGTCCACTTCATGGCGAGCAAAGAAAGATCTCATGCGCTTGACTGTATCGAGCGAAAGGTCTTTCCCATTACTAATATCTCTTGCCCGGGCAACGCCTATTTCAGTGCCGCCCCTGCCATACTCCTTGCGCCACTCAAGCCCGCGCTTGGCTTCTGCAACCATGCCCTCGGATGGCTTTGTATTAATTTCCTTACCCTTGTACTTCGGCATCATCATCACCTATTACATCGGGCACGATTCCAACTTGAGTCGCACCATACGGCTCTAGCGCAAATTTAACACCAAACTGCTCCGCAAGGGCTTTATCACGTTGGATCTGGGCAAATAGTTCTTCCACGTCCTTGCCATACTGAGCAGCAACATCCTGTATAGACAAGATGCCGTTCTTCATTCCGATCACTGCCGCATTCATCTCTTTCTGAGGATCAACCCATGACCATGCTTTAGCGCGGAACGATGCAGCATCATAAAAACGATCATACTGAGCCAGCGGAATGCCAAAACTATTCACTTCCATAGCCGATCCAAGCCAATATGAAAAGATATTCATAATGAAATGATCGAGAAAGAACTGCTGGACATTTTTGTAGTAATCTCGCTCCTCAAGTGCGCCTTGGCGAATAGAGGAATAACTCGTTGACTCAAGGTCATTGCTCAACGATGTATAGCTAACGCTTAAACCGCTAGCGATGCCCTTCAAGACAGCTTTGTGAAAGGAATCAAACTCATTTGATGGATACTGCGGGTCAAATGCCGTGAAATCAACGCCGTTGGGTAGCTGATGGAAGGTTCCAGGCTCCGCATCCATGATTGGCACAGCGCCATCCAAATCGTCAGCAACAAACCCGTCACCGGCAGGCGACGTGAAGAATCCCATTTTGCTAGCGCCAATTCGCGCATTTACTACCGCAGCCTCTCTCAATGCTCCAAGCTGCTTCAATCCTGACATGACCGGCGACATCCACGGCTCTCCGCGGGTCTGTCCTGCGCGCAGCGGCATGAATAAGTGACACATTTTCTCAGCAGGAATCCGAATGTGCTTAGTCGGCTTCGATGCCGTAGTGTAATCGTAATCACCAGGGTGATAGGTCAGAACGTGGTAAGCAACTGGCTTCTTAAACCGATTAAGCTCAATACCCATCCGGATTTCATTTCCGTTGGATAGGCGCTCATTCTTCTGCTCATCCACCTGATCTGGCTCAATGAACTCTAATGCAAAAGAATCATGGAAGTCAGCGCCACGATGCTTAACGATAAAGACCTCGCCATCCCGGCAAAGACTCTCAATCGCCAGCTTCTGCACGTCAAGCCACGAAAGCTTGCCATCTACAGTGCAATTTCCGCGCCGACCCCATTTCTTAAACGCCATTTCAACAGAATCATTGCCGTTTTGGTCTAATCTCCCGTCGCCGCCAGTAGCTTTCACTTGTAGCGTATATCCGCGATCACCGACTACATTTGACTTAATCAGATTTAAATAGCGCTTCGCATATTCGTTATTTCGGCTCAAATCGCGTGATCTAGACCGCAAAACCTTGATAACGGGGCGTAATTCACTGTCTGCGCTCCGCTCTGAGTCAAAAAGGTCGTTAAATAGCCGCCCCTTGTTAGCTGCGGCGTATGTTCGCTTCAAAAGCTTCGGTTTTTCGACCTTTTTGGCTCTACCAAAGTCAAAAATGCCCATTTAGAACCTCACTTTGACTGTTGAGGCACCAGACCGTCCATTTTTTGCGTCTAGAAGGCGTTTTTCGCGCAAAACCTCAGATTTATAGTAGTTTTTCGCATCTACAAGCTCTTGAAAGCCCATCTTTGTCAATGAGCGACCTGCAATGGAGTACGAAGAAACATCTGAATCCGCTTTGCCCTCTAAAAGAGACTGAATCTTGCTCAACATAATCTCGTTATGAGATCGGATGTCTGTACCGGAGATATCGAGATCCGCAACGACCTCAATCTCACCACGAGATAAAACTATTCTTTCTGAATCAGAAGATCGAATGATCTCTAATTGCCAAAAATACTCTCCCGCCTCATAGGCATATGTTGAAGAGTTTGCTGCATTAAATAAAAAATACCCAGAAGGGCTGGAGCCAGAGCTCGCTATCTGAAACTCAGAAGACCCATCTTTCTTCTTGAATACATAATTCACAGAGTAACTAGCAACAGGATAGTCAGTAACTAAATCACTCCTCTTCCATTGAATGAAGTCTCCGACTACAATTGTCTCTGGGATGCCTTCTGGGGCGTTGGTAGCGTCAAAAGCGTTAGCCATATAATCCCTTTATCGCCAAGAGTTCACAAAGCCACTGCCAACACGCGGTACAAACGGCGGCTTCCTTGGTTTGGCCTTAGACTCACTTGAAATATTCTCTACAACATTATCCTTTATTTTGGCTTTGTCTGCTAGGGTGTTGATATCAATGTTGAGAATTGCAAAAGCGCCAATTGCATAAACAAAACAGTCCAGCGATTCGTTGCGCGCTCTGACCTTCTGGAATACTCTTTTCTTAAACCCTCGATGAAAGCGGGTGACAATTTTCTCAGCAGTCAATTGCCTAAAGTATTCATCATCCAAATGTTCATTGAAATGTATATACCCTGGGCCAGGCTCCTCAATCCTCATCCTCGCAAACAATAAGTCCTTAACGGTGTCTACTCCGATCGGAAAGAGCGGGCATCTGACGACGTTGTTTTTTGTTGGGCGACCCGCAATTGGCCTGCCCTCTCCACCAACACCTTTGATAGCGAAGACACGCTTGCCAGCATTCTTCTTGGCATACTGATAAACAGAATTCGTAAAATGGCCCCCAGAGTCAATGCACGTCGCTCTAATCGCCATTTGCCTGCCGTCATACGTTTCATACGTTTTCCCCACTAATGAGTCGAGTTGAGTCCATAGTTGAGGTGTGCTGGGATCGCCATACATAACCTTATGGTCAATCACATATGACTCTTGATCTCTAGCCCAGCCAATTATTGATGCCTCAAGGCGATTATCCTGCACATCTACACCAGCAGTTAAAAATACCACTTCTTCGGGAATAGCTTCCTTAAAGTCCTCCCTTCTTTCGTACAGAGAAAAATCATCTACCTGCTCGCCTTCATCTTCCCATGATTCGCCCAAATAAGTATTTGTCCACACTCGCAGCTGCTCTGGATTCTTCTTCATTGATAAAAAGTCACGCACACCATCCGCTAGTGGCGTCCAGGGCGAATACAGTCCATTGATATAGAAACCAGCAACTCCTTTGAATTCTTGTTCCGCAAACCATCTTCCGTTGCGTATAGACCACCTTCTGTCAGAGTCTGTCCATAATACGCCACAGTGCGAGCAAGCATATGCAGCACTGTCCGGGTTGCCGTCTTCCCATCTGACATTCTGCCAAATCATCTTCTGCTCATGATGACAGTGCTTACAGGGAACGTAATAGTGTCTCTGATCAGATTCCTCAAACGCCTCTTCAATGCGACTAGCCCCTTTATTAGTTGGGGTCGATACCATAACGATTTTGCGGTTCCAGAACGTATTAGCCCTCTTGCGAGCAAGCTGAATAGGATCTCCCTCTGAACCAGCAGAACTGGGATAGCGATCAACCTCATCACACAGCACCAATCTTATCGGCCTAGACGCCAAGCCAGCGGGAGAATTGGCTCCGACTAAAGTCAATGCTCCTCCCGGGAAGACCTTATGTAAGGTCGTATTCCCCGAGTCTCTAGCCCTGGGGTCTCTGACTTTATCTCTCAAGCATGGCGTAGAGCGTATTAGCCCGTTAGCAACTCGATCCTTTGAGAACGACTGAGCCATTTCCACAGTCGGCTGCAAGACAAGAATAGGACTAGGGTCATTTTCTATGTGGTAGCCAATTATATTGAGGATAGCCTCTGACTTGCCCAACTGAGCGCCAGCCATCACAACGACTTCCCTTATCTCAGGATCAGAACAGGCATCCATAATCCCTCGTTGATATTCGGCGCGAGAAGTGTGCCACCTGCCTGGCTCGCTACTTGTTTGCGAGTCCAGCCGTCTTTTTTGGTCTGCCCACTCGCTTACGCTTAGGCGCGGCGGCGGCTTTAGTGCCTGTATCGGCTTCCTCAGATGGTTGACTAGATGCTGCTGCTGTTGGGTCAATGTTTGGCTCATAGTTTGATAGCTCTTCCAACGCCTCGTTTATTAAATCCTCCAGAATCTTTTGACACGATCCCGCTTCTGGCTCCGCTGACACAACCGGAGCAGCTTTCGTTGGAATGGATAACAACTTTCCCTTCAATGCAGATAAGACATCATCCCATGCTTTAACCACATCTTCAGCAATTACCAATTCCCCGCGAACCTTTGCTAGCTCTAACTCGGCTATTTCTGCTTCCGCATTAACTTTTCTTGTCCTGGCTTCGTCGTAAGACGATCCAAGCTTAACTCCACCAGTGCTCATAAACAGCCCTCCAAGCACGATTATACATAATAGGGGGCTAGATATGGCCTAGCGCCTAAAATCGCTCTGAGGCTCCCTGCGGATGCTCCTCAAGCCAGTTCACGGTTATTCTGTTCCTAGCCGAAAAGCGCGCCTGCCGAATACCA